CATCTTCCTGCGTTTGTCATTTTCAAATCCTATGTTATCTTAATTGGGCAGGGTTCCCCCTACCTTGCTCTCCTATGGTTTCCCCCCGAAAGCACTTGTGCCGTAGGGGGGTTTTTTACATCAGAAGGGGATGTCTTCGTCCAACTCTTCAATTGACATAGCAGCCACAGCCGGTGCAGCAGCAGCGCCATCAGTATAAAAGACCTTCACATTACCAAGGATAGGCGTTTGATACTTAGCTTCACGTTCTTCTTTGGTTAGGCTCTGGCTGATAAAGCCATTGTTTTCGTACTGATCTTGCTGTTCAGTGTCCACAAACGTAGTCAGGTCAAGGTAAGTTCCCTTCGCACCCTTATACAGTCGTGACTTGTCAATCTTAGTTACGTCGATTCTTACAGATATTCCTACTTTCATTTGGCTTTCTCCACTTCGGTTTTTATTACATTAACGGCCTTGGTTACTTCCTCAGCCAGCTTTGCGATGTATTCCTCATCGCGTTCAACCCTCACTAAAACGTGAGGCATTTCTGGGTGGTAGGCAAAGAAGTCCCACCACTGTCTCCCAGTAACCCACATGCAGCCCTGTATCTGCTGCCAATACTTATTTACTCCTGCCTGATTGTCACGCATATAACCAACGTGCGTATCAGGGGCAGGGCACTTTATCTCCAAACCGCCATCAGTACCTATAAGCGCATCAGGTGAACAACCATAACTGAAGGTAGGGTCAACAATAAACCCAACCTCCAGAGTGTCGTTGCCAGATATAAACTCGTAAGCCTCTCGCGCATCTGGCTCAAGCTCCGTTCCTCGCTCCATCCAAGGTGTCGTAAAAAACGGCTTTGAGCGACCTGTAAGGCGTTCTGCGATTAACTCATTGATGTACCCATCAGCAGAGCTAGAAGGCTTCCCAGAGTTCGTTATAAGCCTAGAAAAGCAGCTTGCAGAAGGCTTACCCAATCGTGCGGCAAGCCATTCCTCAGTCCCTTGCTCATGGTCTAAGATAATCACTTCTTAGCCTCAAGCGCGGCAACTGCTTTGTCGTAATGCACAGCCAGAACTTGATCAACCGAATCAACCTTCAGCCACTTGCAGAACTTGGCAACATCTGCGCCAGTTTCCTCCAGTAAGGTTTTGATGTGTGAAGATTGATAATCACTCAAAGGTTTCTTGTCATCACCGCGCAGCATTGCAGATTCTGCGTCATCATCGGCAGTTGGTATGCCAGCGATAGCAGATAAAGATACACGGCGCGCATACGTCAGGGAGCTTGAAGCCGCCTGCGGGTCACGCTTAACCACTGGCAAAGTAAATTGACCTTCTAGCCATTGCCCAGAAACGTGCATTAGCCTTGTGCAAACTCCCATTCCATTTTCATCGGTGACTGGGAATTGGGTATAACTTAAACCGTTATCAGCAAAGGGCTGCTTGATTGCCTTGATAACCGAGGTTAGATCGGCATAGCTTGACTTGAAGAAAGGGTTGGCACTGTCTTTAACAGCACCCCCCATCTGAGATTGTGCAGCACATAGTGCGCTGGCTAGTTCATTGATTGATTCACTTGATTTCATGTTGACCTCCTACGGTCTGTTCTTTTGCGTACTGCTCACCATAACCAATCTGGTAAGCATCTGATTGCCCTTCTAAGGCTGGATAACCTGCAACGCAGTCATACTCACCGCGCTCCAGATCGTTTAGATCGTTGATTCCCATATTGCCCCCTAATTATTTAACGCGAAAATCATGCGCGTAGTTAATATAAAGCCTTAAAATTCCACGATGATATTGCTCCATAAACTGAAAAGCCTTGTTAAATTCGATTGAATGCTGAAGCGAATCAAGGGTTTCGTAAAAGCTCCAGTAGCACATAGTATCTAATGCTTCTGAAAGCAATTTTTGCCGATAGATTTTGTATTCTTGCATACTATCTTTAACGTATTTTTGGGTAGTCATATTGCCTCCTACAGCAAATGCCCCCGAAGGGGCGGTTAGATTATATTGTTTCGATGCGCTGGCGGCCTAACTTGTCATACATTCTGTCGGTTAAGTCATTGCCAAGGTCAACAGTTTGCATAACGTCTGGGCGGTCTGTGTATTCTGCGCCTTCGGATATTGATTTAGTTACTGTAAATTCAATCACGCCGTTATAAATGCTAGTAATGATTCCTTCAATGTAGCAATCAGTTCGTGAGATGAAGTCATAAGAGCGGATGTTTTGGCCGATTTGAAAGTTAGTCATTTTGTAAATCCCGTTTTTTTGAATGTGCGCCTATTATATTCTTTCCCTTTACAGCGTCAAGAGTTTTATTACATTTATTTTACGATAGGCAAAAAAAAACCCCTCGAAAGGGGCTTTAGTCTTGTCGGGTAATTAGTATGACCATATAGCGGGGGGTGGGGAATCCATCTTCTTCTGTGCAGACATCAGTGCTGGCAGCTTAGTTCTTTGTCTGTGAAGTATGTTTCTTCTTTTTTCTTCTTAGTCATTTGCCTTGCCCTCTGTATGACTTGTGGCTGCGTTTTTCGTCTTTATTCATGCCAGACGTAGATACGCTAATAGACCGCCCTCTACCGCCTTGTCCTTGCGAGGTTCTTTTCGATACTTTTTCAATAATGACTGCCGTCTTAGTTTTAGCCATTCTTTTTCGCATACTCCAATTGCTGTGCCGCAAGTGCAGGGTCAAAGCCGTATCCTGCCATAATAAGCTGCATGTTCTTCAAAGAGCCGTTATCGCAAGCCCATTGATAAGCACCATTGTCAGCCATGAGCTCGTGAATAACTTGCTCGGGTTTTGGCTGCTTTTTCTTTTTAACTTCTTTTACTGTTGTAACTTCATCTTCAGTAGTCATTGTTTTGCCTCAAATAGTTCTGCTTCTGCTTTTCGTCTACGGGTTAATCCCGTTAAAGGCTGTCCGTTACACTTGTCCCATCGCTTCATTTGGTCAGGCACTTCGTCCCACTTGCCAGCGTTAATACATTTTAGCATTGTAGATGCTGCCAAGTTACCTGCGCCAAGGTTATAAGTCCAACTTACTAAAGCATCAAATTGGTTCTGAGTTAAAAGGCTCTTGGTATAAAAGATTACCTGCCGCTCGGTATCTTCCAAGTCTTTAACAAGCATTGCTTCAGCCTGCGCTTCTGTGCAGGTATCGCCCAAAAAAACCCCACGGGTGTGTCCGTAACCGATAGTAGGAACACCAGCACTGCAATGGTATGCCGTAAGCTCTAAGCCTTCAAACTGCTTAATAAGGTCTATGCCGCGCTTACTTGTTTTCATTTTGCTTGTGACTTGCGCCAAAATAAAATGAAGTAATCGCCGATACAATACCACCCAAGTAACCCAGCACAAGGTTGATTACGGCTTCAGAGTTCTGCTCTGGCGGCTGTATAGTAACCATGAATATGTATCCACCAAAGAATATGATGCAGGCTAAGGCGATTATTCTGGGTGTCCAGTCGCTGCCATGTACAGCTCTGGCGTTTTGTATGTCAGCAGTTTCAAGAGCAAAGATGTCAACGTCAAGCTCTTTCATTCTTGCCTGAAAGGATAGCTCTGCTTTCTTGATCTCTGTGAGTTGTTCGGGGGTAGCTTGGGCAATGGCTTTTTCTAATGACCTAGTATCTGGGTCACAGCCTAACGCACTTGCTATAGCTTGGGCAGCAGCACCACCAAGAGGGCCGCCAAGGGCAGTGCCAAGGGTAGGGGCTACGGCACTGATTATGCTTTTAAGGCTTGATAGGTTCATTGTAAAACCTTAGGAAGAACTAACGTGATTAAGATAAACGGATAGATGGCCCAGATTAAACCTTCAAGTTTATCGAACCGCTTATTGCCTTCATCAAGCCGCTTTTCTATATTAGTATAACGAATAACGCACTCTTTCTCGTGCGAGTCTATACGGGTCATTGCTTGATTTACGGTTGCCATGTTAATTCCTTATTTCAATATGCACGAATAATAACATTTTATTCGTCTTTTACTAACACAGCCTCAATAAAAATTGCGATCTCGTTTACGCTTGAACTGCTTTTTGCTTCAAATTGAAAGTCGCTTTTCTCGGCAATCTTAAAAGGCACTTGGCGGTCGTAGCTAACTTGTGAGGTAGAGAACGTAGCCTCAGACACACGCAAGGTTCGTCCATTGGTGGTAACCTTGTTGCGAATGAAAAGGTATTTTTGCCCGTTAGTAGTGGCCGAGTTAGCGTCAATCCTAAAAAGGTAGAGGCAATGCCCAGCAGGTACGGTGTAAACGCAAGCCTGCGTTATTCCTAATCCTGCCTCAATAAATCCATACTTAACGCCGCCATTGCTGATGCTTATATTGCCAACATTACTACCAGCCAATATCACCGCAGAGTTAATCCGAAAGAAATTAACGCCAGCTATTACTGGAGTCGTTCCATTCAGCGTGACGGTTGTTGCTATAGGATTATAGTTTATGTCTAGTCCAGAAATTAAAACTGGCATCGTGTCAAATGCAGAGTCAGATGATACGCTCATCGTCAACGCTGCTGTGGGGTAAACATAACCACCGCCATCATTCCAGATAGTCTCGTAGTCTGTAGCTACGTCTCGGTTGAAGCCAAATATGTTCACTGAGCTTGCGTTATACGCGTTGCCTTTAGCAATATCAAATAGCAGGTGAGGCGTAGGTCGCGTGTGGTTATACTGGTACATTTGATGCTCCAACAATTAAAATAGTTAATTTATAAAGAACAGCAGACATTATCAATAATGCTGCCACGCCTGCTATGTTCCAAATAAACGCCTTACGCCTACGTTCCTGCGCGTATAAAGTCTTCTCTCGCTGATCTCGTATCTTCCTACGCATACCTAATAACTCTTTGTAAGCGTCAGGGCCATAGGTATACATAAGTAATTCTAG